TACATCAGTACAAAACCCATAAGCCGCTTTAACTGGCAAGGGGTCTTTTAAATCTGCTTCTACAAAGCGCATTACATGGCTTTGAGTTTCCAGCATTGGGACAATATCTTCGTCTAGACAATTATCAGCGAAGTCAACCATAGTTACATCTAGTCCGCCAAAGAACGCTAGATTCAAAGAACCACGTCCAGTACCGCAGCCTAGGTCAATAACCGAAGCTCCTTTAGGTGGTTTAGCTTGAGCTAAAAATTCGTGAACAATATGTTCGCCTGGAGCAACAACCCGATATTCAGGTCTACTCCACATCATTTTGTATAAATCTTTCTCTAATGGGCGAACATTGTTGATGTTTACCTGTGGAGCTTCAGAAAATACTGATGATTCTGTTGTCATTGTTTCCTCTTAGGTTAATCGCAAAATTGCGGTTGTGTCGGTGTTTGTAGGGAATGTTACAGTAAATGCACTAGTTGTTGTTTTATCATTGCCAAAATCTAGCACCGCAACAGCAGCGCCAGTCGTAGAATTATATATTAACGCTCCACGGCATGTAAAGGAAGCTCCAGTCCAAGTAACATTGGCAAAAGACACATAGGCTGTTTGGTTTAAACTAGTTGGCGTAGTAGGGACTAAAACTTTGCCACCCGCCGTATAACCCGTACCGCTGACTTCATTAGAAGTCGTATATATAGTCGTTGCGTAAGATAAATCCGCATTAGCCGTATATAAAGCAATCTTATAAACATAAGTAGTCCCAGTGGAGGTAAAGTTTTCCTTACCGCTTAGGCAGTTTTGTTTAAATACCGTGCATTGACCTTGTTGGATTGTCATGTTACTTTAATCCTTACTTGCCCACTTCTATAAGCATCTTGACGTTCTAAACCATCTCCAAGGCGTTTTAATAGAGCTAAAGCTTCATCGTAACGCCCTTTATATAACGAAACAGTATCAGCATCTGATTTCATATAAGTATTAGCTTCCATTAAGGCGCCATACAATAAAACAGAATCAAAGTTATCGCCAAGCCAGCTAGTACCAGCAGTAACAATAGATTCTGGGTAATAGAAATAGTGCATTTCTACGCTGTAATTAGCGTCGGGTGTTGGTCCTAAAAGAAAACTTAATTCTGTAGGGTATGTATATTGCGGTCCAAACAAAGCATAATAATACGGCGTACCAGTATCTGTTGGAGTTGGATATGCTTCGCGAATAAAGTTTACGTCTTTATTAAGTAAATAACTATAAGACCCATTAGCATTAATAACGGCTAAAGAGTAAGTAGCTAGATAATCGTTTGGCGCAGATAGATACTTATTACCTGCAGTAACTGTGCCCGTTACATTTTTTCTAAGTGAAGGTAACTGCACCGTGTTATAAATGCGCTGTTCTGCATTTTGTACAAACACAGGAATATTCTCTACAAAGCCGCCTACCGCAGAATCATAGTTTTCTGCATAGGCTTCAATAGCTGCAACAAGTTCAGTGTAGTTCATTAGGGATAACCCTTAAGCCATTGGACCACGAGAAGTAAAGCCTTTGGTAGCAGCACCTGATCCGCGTTGTTTAACACCATCAGTTTTAACGCCATCGCGTGCTGGATTACCTGCGCTTACACGCTTAGCTGGCATACCACCGGGAGTAGACTCAACTGCGCTCATAGAGTTTGGGTCTGTCTGATAACCGATTTTACCTGTAGTAACACCGTGTGGCTGAGCGTATACAGAAGCCGAACCAACTTCTTTACCGCCTTGTTTCATAGAAAATTTAGCCATGATTAACGACCTCTTTGAGCTGCTACTTTAGCCAGGTTACGACCCATAGACTTCATATTAGCGTTAGTTTTGCCTACACCATTTTTAATGGGGCCATTTTGTATTTTAGCTGTAGGGCCTGAATCACCATAGTTTTTACCTACAGTTTTGCCTTTTTTCTCAATGCCACCAGCACCTGATTTGAATGTCATAATTTACTCCTAAGTTGTTATTGTTACTGTGCCTACTACACATATTGTTACTAAATAATTCGGGGTTAAAACTGCATCAAAACTACTTGCTCCGCCAACAGGATTCCAACCCCATTGAAATACTCGACTACCACCCGATACGTTACCTAAACTGTCAATTCCTGAAGCCTGATAGCTAACATCTGGTCTAGGTTCTCGCACTGCTTGTGGGTCATTAACTGGATACATACCTAATTGCAACTGTGGCTGATCCGGGTCCCAACAAGTAGGGCATACCTTGATATTATATATCTTAGTCTTAAGTACCTGTTTCTTTAACTCTTTTAACTTATACCTTTGTCCACACCGATCACATTCGGCAATAGAGTTTTTACCCGATGCGAATTTAGTAGGCATGGTTTACCTCAATAAAAAAGCGTACGTGGCACAAACCTAATACTTGCTTTTTCTCTATCTTCTTGGGCAGCTAAATCAAACTGGGCTTCATAATCCCCTTTTAGCATCATAATGCGGTCGTTACTAACTTCAGGCTTCTTCATAGCGATATATACGGCTAATCCGGCAACCATAGCGTTCAGGAAGCGGAAAGGAATGTCTTGGGTAGTTACCCCATTACCAGCATCTTGGATGCGGCGTAGGCGCCAATAAACGAATACATACTGACTACCGGGGTCATTAGGCGTAGGCCAGACGTTAATCTGGGGGTAAGCAACACCACTAACAGGCTCTGTAGCCCCAGACTGTCTATTAATCCATACTTGAATAGGGCGTCCTTGAGCTAGTTTATTAGGAATAGTTGCATAAGTAGACTCAGAAATGCGATTAATATTGATGTCGGTTTGGTTAGGCTGGCTACCTGCGTTAGTGCGGATAACTTGGTCTAAAAGGTCGATTGTGTCTATAGGTAAGTCATAGGTAGCTTGACCCGTAACCATTGCAATTTGACCTTCTTCTATAGTCCACAAGTTAATCCCCTTATTTGCCCATTCAATAGTAAGCAAATTTAAAGAACGCCTTGCAGTACGCATGTCATAACCGTCACGCAGCTCTAACCCGGCACGCTCATACGCCTCTTCAACTAGTTCGTTGAGGTTTAAATTAAATGTAGCAGTGCCAGATGTGGTCATTACTTAGCCTTTTTTTTTACAATCTTTTTAGCTGCTGGTTTGCGAGTAGTAGCTTTTTTTACTTGTTTTTTTGCTGGTTTTGATTCTGCAGGGAAAGGCCAAGCCTCTACAGGTTTAATTTCAGCCTTGTCAAAAGTAATCTCTACTTCGGGCTTTTTAAAAAGATTTAGTACCCAACTGATTGCAAAGTTCATTTTTTACTCGCTTTCATATTGTCTATTAGGTTTGGGTATGGACGCCCCGCCGCTTTAGCTGACGCTTTTGCTGCTGCTTTTTTAGCTGGGGTTAGTTTTTTATGTTTTTTTGCCGGATTTGGTTTATCCCAAACCTCTCCGCCTTCAGCGTATTGAGTGAAGTCGGTGTTATCCCTACGAGCTTTTTTCTTAGCCGTTGGCATTTTAGAAGGGGCTATAGCGCCCATCCCACGAGAAGCTCTCATACCATACGACCTTTAGTTTTACCTTTAACACAACAGCCATCGCCACGAGAAGAAGCACTAGATACTTTACCACCCGCTTTATAAGATGGCTTTTTCATACGTCCGCCTTGCATACCTTTTTCTAAATCCCCACCACCATAAGCTGTACCACGCCCTGCTGCGGTTGTGTTACCACCCGGAGAGATCATAGACGATTGAGCTAACGCCGCTTTTTTAGTAGCTTTTTCTTTAACTATTTCACGCATACGCTCATCTTGCTTTTTAGCCTCTTCTCGTTGCTCCATCTTTTTAGCGTATTCGGGATCGGAAGTATAAAAATCTTTAGCTTTTTGACGAGCTTTATCAGCGTTTTCTTTTAAGTTGATTTCTTCAATATCGCCAAAATCAAATCCGCCTTGATTAGGATTAGGTGCTTTAGCCATGATTAAGCCCTCGTTTTTCCACGAATTGCACAGCCATCAGCACGTTTAGATGCTGAAGAAATAGAACCACCTTTAGCTTTTTTCTCTACAGGCATTTGTGAAGCATCGTACCTATCTTTCATAGCGCGAATAGTTTTTACTGGAAAGCTATTAGTAGCGGCATCAACTACAAAGTCTTTAGCAGCCTTAGCGCCTTTAACAACGGCTTCGCCAGCACGACGAGGTAAATCTAAATCTTCTTCGTTTTGTTTGCGGTCATTATCCGCTACGATTTGGTCTGGTGACTTAGCCATAATTAGCAGCTCCCACCGTTCTTCATCTTAATCATTGTGCCTTTAGTTTTGCCTTTGGTCTCAATACCGCCGCCACGAGCCATCTTCTTAGGTGCACAAGCCATACCGCCTTTTCTAAGGGTAGCCAAGCTAGTTTTCTTACCACCGTGTTGTTGCTTATCGTGCATACCAACAGCTTTTTTAATCATGGCTTTGTCCTGAGACTTATCCATTTTCATGTCTTCTTTCATATCGCTCTTAGCCATGCCACCACTCCTAAATTTTTTGCCTTTATCGGCGGTTAAAAAATGTTCCCCAACTGAGGGTTTAATTCCAACCTTTTTAGCAAAGGCTGGGTTTTTGGCTATAGCAGCCATAAAATTATGTTGTTTCTTAGATGTACTAGGCATTATTTATCCCCCCAATACCCTGCAATAAAACCGGCTACGCCAGTCAAAACACTTACAAACCCACCGATAGCTGCCAAAGTTTTCCAGCCACCTTTAGCTTCAGATAGCGTTTTTTCAATGCTTTGGATAGCTGTTTTTATCTCAGACATTTCTTGAACCATTTTATCCATATCAGCCTGTAAATGCACAATATCATTAGCGTGAGTTGCTAGTTCTCTAGCGGTTTCGATTGTCATATCGTTCATCTTAGCATTTCCAGCGTGCTAAGCTTGCTGCTTTGCGAGTTGGTTTACCCTTCTCGTCTTTCATCGGACCCGGCATACCAGACATACGTGCACAAAAAGACTTCTTCCGTGCTCCGCCTTCAGGCTGTGGGGCTTTTAAATTTGAACCTGTAGCAGCATTGTACTTTGCACGGCCTTTAGCTGTAAGTCCAGCCCCCTTAGAGACTGGAAGTTTCTCGCCACGACCTATTGCTAGAGAAGGGGTTTTCTTTTTGGTAGCCATTACGCAGCGTCTTTCTTTGCATCTATTGGGCGAATTAATGGGTATAAAAATTCTTCCCCAAACGAACTTTCAAACTCATGAACACCCATATGGCCTAGTTTAATTGTTGGGTCAATCCACACTTCAAAACCTTGTTCACGAGCACGGTCACAAAATAAATAATCTTCGCCAACGTAGTGTCCATCTTTTAACTCAAAATCAAAGAAACAGATTGTTGTATCGCCTTCTTTTTTCTCATCGTGGTAAACCCACTCTGGATGTGCATCTCTAAGGCTTTCAAATACTTCCCTGCGGATCATCATAAAAGCTGTAGCAACACGCTTGGCTCTTACTAAACCCATCCTGTCCATGAAAATGCTATCCTCGTCATCTGTATCTAACGTAGAGAAATAGACTTGACCTTTTTTGCGTGCTACTGGAATACCAGCAACAATCCCTTTTTTAGGGTCGCTATTCCACGCCATTAAACGGAAAATATCTTCAGCATTAAAGTTAATATCCGAATCAATAAACATGAGGTCAGTGCACTCTGACTTTAAAAAATCAGTAGCAATTAAGTTACGTACACGGGATACAACAGAACATCCAGAAATATTGCAAATCTGAACATCAACCCCGTGTTGAGTTGCTTGTAGACAAAAAGAAGCTAGCGAAATAGCTAGCTTAGAAGACACTTTGTAATCATAAGTTGGAAGACCAATCATTACCTTCCGCCCAACTAGATTAAAAGAATCTTCTGCTTTGGTTAGCTCGGCCATTTTTTATCCGTAGTAAATATTTGCTGCGGTTAAGTTGGTTATGTATCCATACACGCCAGTATCTGCTCTTACGCCTTCGCCAGGAATTACTGGGGAGTTGTTATATGAGTCATTAGCAGCTATATCATACGTCATTAGCCATTTGCCAGTTGAATATACAAGCGTTGGTGAGGCAGTAATAGTTCCGCTATTAATATCAGTTACGGTAAAAGAGTTTGCATTTACAACAGTAATGGCGTAGTTACCATTAGTAGCTGTGCCGCCCGTACCTGCTGCAAAATCAATACCAATAACTTGCCCATTTGCTAAACCATGAGAAGTTTGAGCTATCGTAACTGTATTACCAGAACGACCATAAGTAGCCGTAGTTACTGGGGCTGTAATCGTATCAAATACAATTAATTGACCTGCAGTTGCAGTTCCAGTCAATGAAAGACCTTTAACACGAGTTGGTCCAACAACAAAAATACCGCTACCGTTTAAATGCGCCTGTTTTACGTCATATTGCATCGTCATAATTAATCTCCTAAAGATTTAATGGGGGTACTAGACCCCCGCAAGATTAATTAAGCTGAAGCTGGATAATTAGTGCCATCAGAAGCTAAAACTACATAACTAATAATAATAGTTGCAGCACCAGTTGACAAAGCAGTACCTGCCATTGTGTAGTTAACAATAGCGTCTGTAGAACCTACGTTTAACCAGCCACCAGGAGTGCTTGCGTTAGCAGCTAAAGTTACAGAGCCAACAGAAGTGATTGTGCCAGTAGTTGTAAATGCAGTACCACCAATATCTAAATAAGCAGTTGTTGCAGCACTAAATACGGTTGTAGTAACAACTTTAACGTCAGTTACCATTGCGCCAGCAGGAAGTACAAATGCTTGACCAGTCAAAGTGCCATAGACAACTTGAGCTTCTTGAGCAACAACTGTTGCGCCTAAATTGCGGATAGTACCAGCAGTGGTGCCAGTGGTGTTTTTAACAGTACCTAATAGCCAAGGGCCTAAATGAGTAGCGAATCCCATAATATAACTCCATACAATAAGGCTTATTAGTTAGTATGGTATCTGCCGGGACAGTCTAATAAGCCGGTTTTCCCGGTTTCTCGTAGTATACATCTTTTTTAAAAAAGAAAAAGCCACCCGAAGGTGGCTCTAAAGTGTCGGGGTTTATCCCATAACTTTAATTCAGTATTACGCGCCTTGTGAGCCGAAAATACCGAGGGGATCGGAAGCACCGAAAGAATAACGCTCACGAGACTTATAACGAACGTTACCAGTATCAAAGTCGCCATCCATAGACTGACTTAATGGAGTACGAACAAAATGCTTCAAACCATTAGGTACATCAGTAGTCAAGAACCAGCCGTTTGTATCGGTTAGGAAGTGATTAACTGTGTAGCCATCAGGAATAGAACCATTGTTCTTAATCGCATTGATGTCATTGTCGGTTGTGCCAACACGGAGTTCTGTCTCGAGTAAACGAGTAGAAACGAACTGAAGTGCTGGTGGAACGATCAATTTCTTAGGCTTAGCAGCAATCAGCAAACCACGCTCGTCAGTCCAAGCAGCGATCTGAATAACAGCGTTTTCCAACGAAGTTTCATTCAAGTCAGCTTGAGTAGATGGAGTGTTGCTGTTAGTACCGCCGGAAACCAATGGGTGATCTGTAGCACAGAGAGTTTTGCCGTCGCCGTATGTGTAACCAGCAGTGAAGGCATTATTCAAAATGTTAGCAGCTTTAACCTGTTTGGTGTAAGCCATAGCACGAGCCAAAGCCTTAGTGTAACGACCAGAAAGACTGTCATACAAGTTGTCTTCGATAGCCTCTTCAGTCAAGCTGAAGCCTAAAGCGATTGTTTCGTGGTTGTAGCGAGCAGTCCATGCTTCTTGTGCATTGTCATAAGCGATGGCAGAACCTTCGTTTTTGACCGGTGCAGCAGAAAAGCCGGAAAGCTTTGTTTCTTCTTCAAAAGAACGCTCAGAAGTTTCAGTTTCGAAAATCTCTTTGTGTTCTTCACCATAGCGAGCATACTCCAAACCGAACAATGCGTTCAATCCAGGGAGCAACTCTTTCAGTAGTTGTGCGCGTGAAATAGCCATTTAAATGCTCCTATTATGCTGCAGTAGCTACACCAGTAGCGCTGTAGTAAGTGTGAGTACCAAAGTTAAATTTAACGATAACTTCAGTGTAAGAACCCGCTGCGTTGGTTGTCTCTGGAACTACGTCAACAATGCGGATTGGCAATGTAGATGTACTAGCTGTAGTTGCGGAAACAGACGCATAAGAGTCACCTGTGGTTGTGCTACCAGCGGTCAAAATTAAAGCTGTATTTAGACCAACTGCTGCACGTGTAACGGCGGACATTGTTGAGGCACCAGCGGCGGTGACAGCAA